AATGGAATTGCGACCGATGCGCAGACTGCGTCCAGAACACTCATCGTCGGGGCCGTATCGACCGAAAAGTAAACCGTCTGGGAACGGCCCACGCAGAATGCTGACACGTGGAACTTGATAGGGTACCACTCGTAGAGCTCCCGGAATGACACGTCATCCTTCCCGAAGAACTTTCGACAGGCCTCGACGAGAATTTTGCGCACTTTCGAGGATGGCACGAGGCCATAGTCTTTCAGGAGGCTCTTTATGTTAGGTTTCATGAGCTGTTTGACGGGCACAGTGATGGCGTAATCCAGAACTTTGGATGTATCGCCTTTGGTCGCGCAAAACAGAAAGCTAAGAAGGGATCCAGCCGAAGACCCCGAGATTTCCTCAAGGTCATCGAGTCGGCCATCCTTCTTAAACTTGGCGAGAACGCCGAGATATAGAAAAAACCCCATTGCACCTGGGCCTATCGCCAAGTGGCGCATCTACTCTGGGAGTCTAATAAAACTGCGGGAAAAGACCGCGCAGGGACGCAAACACGATGGCAAACACGAGCGTGTGCACCGCGGTCGCGGCGGGCCCGCCCGACGGAGGCAGGGTCAGGACCACCCCGGGCGTCAGAAGGACAAAGAGGGCCAGAGGGACCATGAAGTCCGCAAGGGTCAGCGTGAACTTGAACACAAACTTGATGATGGCCCACGAGAGGATGGCGAAGAGAAGAGCCTGGATAAGGAGACCCGGGGTCTGCTTGTGGACAAGACCGGCGATGGCAAAAAGCACGGTCGGCACGAGGACCTTCGGGCCTGTAATATCGATCATTTGTATATACTGACAAAATTTTCTAAAAAACATAGGTGTCGGCCCACGTGTAGAACTGCTCTGGCTGGACACGTTCTCGAATGACCCTGACCCGGCGGACCCGAGCCCACAAATCACGCATTGCCGTGATAGGTACGCGTGTTGGTCGGTATTGCATCGGGTTCATGACCAAGTCCACAAACTTGGGATAGGTGCAAGTGGGTTTCCGCGCCATGTAATTGTCGTGCATGAATTCTAAAACAAAATTCCATGCGTCCATGAGGTCCTCGGAGTACATGTCCTGCCAGTCCTCTGGGTGAAGCTCGGGATCATAGTCGTCCGATCCGTCCGAGTCATAAGCATAGTGGTCGCCCTGATAGGCATCCCGGGAGTACTCATCATTGATACCCATTTGTCTTACTGATTATACGTTCGAAACCTCTAAGCCTCTAGCCCCCAGGTCCGAAGGACCTGTGTCCCGGGAGCTCCGCGTCACTGCGCGACTTGGTTCAAAGATTGGCCAGCCCCGTCACGCTGACGCTGGTAGTCTCCTTGGAGGGTGCGGCATCCTGGATGGCCGTCCATGCCCCCTCGACCTGAGCCTCATTTCCACCGAAGAATGCCAAAAGTCCCTTCCGGATGACATCCTTGGTGATAGACCCCTTGGTCTGCTTGGTCTTGAGATTCACCTTGACCTTGTCCTGAACGTTGACCGTGTCAATCTCGTTCTGTTTCATATGGGCCGAAATCATCCCCTTGAGCTCCTTCTCACGGGAATTCAGCGTACTGATGTCTTTACGTGCTGCAGCGAGCTGGGCCTTCAGATGGACCCACTCCGTCATAGCGGTTTTGAAATCCATTACTGGTATAAAGAGACACTATTTCTTTAAGAAAATATCGCATTTCTCTCTCGACCATGAAGGGTACGAGTCCTGTACAGTTTCTGTTTGAACCCTATGGTCCCCGACATTGAATACCTTGCAGACAAAAACTATGTTTTCTGCGTAATATCCCTTTCGCGGGTCTAGGCGTTCGATGGAAAGTGAAAGATCGTTTCTAACACCATATCCCAATTCTATACCAGAATATGCACAGAGACCTTTTTGATCCATAAGGATCTTGACCAAACGCTCTATGTCTAGATCGAATATCTTGTCGGTCATAAACCTATTACTTTTCCTCGTGCTCCAAGCCTTGGCATTCATTTTGGCAGCATACATTTTCCCTCGCAAATATACCAGATCTATTTTTCCTTTGTGAGCTGTAGTGAATCTATAACTTTTGATGTGCTCACTACTATAATCAACCCCCTGACCTTTGGGCAAGTTCCGGAAGTATTCAACTTTTTCAGGGGTCCACTGATCTCTTCCATTCAGTTCAAGACATATCAAACAGGTATTGTCCCCCGTATAACCCTTCGTAGGATCCTTTCGTTCAAGCGATACTTGCCAATTTCCAACTAAATTCATGGGCTGTCCTGAATAAGCACATTTACCTCCCTGCGAGTCCCACATAGTCTTCAACTTATCAATAGATAAGTCGAATTCATATTTTTTTATGTTGCTCCTTTGTCGAGCAGCTGCACATAATCGCGATAAACGTCCCCTGAGAGTCTCCTTGCTCCATTTTTCACAACATACTTTCGCACATTGTTTACATGTATAAGCGAGGCCATCAGGTGCGCAATTCATTTTATGAAACGCTGTAAGCTCTTTATCACTTTTACAGACGTTACACTTTTTCATTTACTGATATATAGAACTAATTTCTTTAGCTAAGAATATTCATAGTCAATCTCGAACTTGGGACGCATGACGTCGGGCGGGATCGTGCTGAGGTTGAAGATGCTGACCGGGTCGCGGGGGTTCAGCGGCTCGGAGCGGACATCGCGGTTGGCGTTACGCAGGACACCGCCGAGCGTCTCGGGGTAGCCAATCTGGCTGCGGGGGTCGAGGTAATTCTGGTTGCCCAGGATCTTGTCCGGGCTGAACTGGCCAAAGTCCTCGGTCGCCACCACATCCTTGGGGATGAGGCTCGCGGAGCTGACGGCCTGGCCGATATTGTCGCCCATGTCCTGGACTGGCGCGGGCATCACGCTACCAGTCGCGACCATACCTCCGCCCTGATTGCGGCTCACTGCGCCCAAAGTAAATCCCTGGGGTCCCGTCGGGGCAGCACCGAAGCCGCTCTTCTTGGGACCGAAAAGCAGGAACAAAATAACAATGACCAGAACCACGATGGCGAGCCCCTTGCGATTCATTTATACTTAGTGTCTACTTTTTTTTCCGGCTGGGACACAGGCCCGTCTTCGACGTGCCTGGGGACTTAATCCAGATAATCGGCCGGATCATCCTCAGCCTCGGGCTCGTCCGTGAACGCATAGTCCGTCTTGACGACCGGCCTGGAAACTCCACGGACGCGCACCTGAAGCACTCGCCACACGGGGCCGAACGACTTCTTCAGGAACCAGAGTCCCGAGAGCTCGAGAAGCGCATCGACGGTCGTACCCGCCTTGACGTCCTGAATATCGACCGAGTTCTTCTGGGTATCGAATGCGACCGTAACCACCTGGCCCTTCACGGACGCAAGGCTCGCACCGAGCACACCGTCAGTCACGCTCTCCTGGAAGGCGGTCTGGATCGTCTCGTCGCTGAGCTCCTTGCCAAACCACTCAACCTTGGACGCCTTGGCCTGGGTCAAGAGCTCCTCATCAATTGCCGAGAAAATTTGGGACCCCTCAGGAACCTTGAAGTTCACCGACTTGGTCGACAAATCGTCCTGGAGCACAAGGCCATTCACCTGGCGCTGAGTTCCGTTAATCTTGAGAAAGTACCGACCATCCGGCAACTTCTGGGGCTTTCCGTACTCCATCTGTACCATTCATACAAAAATATTCTTTAACTTTAGAAGATGTCCAAGACGTGCGGGGCCCAGTACATCTTGAAAGATTGTCAGTGTCTCGCGGATCCGTTCGATAGATATTCGACAATCTGTGGATATATCGACAAGGTGAATGGTCTGATGTATAGTTGCGATACTGGATGTTGTTTCGAAAAGTGTGATAATTTGAATAAAATTCCGGCCGGTGTTGAAAACAGACCCTCGATGGGCGTGTCTCTCCCTCCTGGATACGGCGACAAACTTCAAACAAGTAATGAACCGACGCCCATCGGAACTCCGTTTGTCCCGGCGGGTCCAGGTGGTCCCGCTGCATCGTCTTTACCGGTCTGGAAACTTTTGATGATCGCAATTTTACCTCTCATCTTGGTCTTGATTCTCTCGTGTTTCTTCTAGTTAAAGAGGCGGGCCCTGAGTAGAGTACAAGATGGACTCTCCCGTGACTCTCGATGCTCTGATGAAGGAGATGAAGGCGCTCCGCAAGGAGGTTCGCAAGATTCGCACCCACATCGAGGACCCGACCGGCGAGAAGCAGGCTGAGCGCTCCAAGAACAATGGCTTCAACAAGCCTCGGGATGTGACCCCGGAGCTTCGGGCCTTCCTGGGTCTGGCTGCGACAGAGCAGATCTGCCGGACCGACGTGACCAAGCGCGTGAACGTGTACGTGACCGAGAAGGGACTCAAGGAGGGCAAGTACATTACCCTGGACGAGCCCCTGAAGGCGCTGCTGAATGTGCCCGAGGGAGTCCAGGTCAGCTTCTTGAACCTCCAGAAGTTCCTGGGCCCGCACTACCTGAAGGACCCAAACGCACCGGAGAAGAAGCCCCGGGCCAAGAAGGAGGCTCCGGCCCCTGTGGCGGCCCCCGCGGAGGGAGCGGCTCCGGCGGAGGCTGCGGCGCCGAAGGAGAAGAAGCTGCGCCCGAAGGTCGCCAAGGCGACTGCCTAAACTGGCTTAAACACGTCGCACTTGTTCTAAACACACAATGGATGAAAAAATAGCGCCTCCGGCTCTGTCCAGGGACCTCCTGAACAAGCTTGTCGGAACAAAAATCAAAACTATGGAACTGTATCAACGGGCTTTCACTCACAAAAGCGCGTTGAAGCGGTACACTGGCCTTACAGGGTCGTACGAAACTCTCGAATTCATGGGCGACTCGGTCCTCGGGTTCATCATCACCAAGCACCTCTTTGACCTCCACGAGAAGGAACAGGAGGGCTTTCTGACCAAGGCGCGCACGAAGATGGTCCGTGGCAAGACTCTGTGCGAAATCTCCAAGGTGCTCGGCCTCGACAAGCTCATTCTTATGGATGAGAAGGGCGAGCGAAACGGCTGGAACACCAACGAGCACATTATGGAGGATGCGTTCGAGGCGCTGGTCGGCGCCATCTACCTGGATCTCGGGATGGTTCACGCCAAAAAGTTCGTCCTCGAGTCCTTCACAAAGGTGACGACCTCGCTCGTTGACGACAACTACAAGGACCAGCTCATGCGGTGGTGCCAGGCGCTCAAGTATGAACTGCCCGAATATCGCCTGGTCAGTCAGGTCAACGGCCAATTCTTCATCACGGTCGTGGTCGACGGAATGGACTGCGGGTCAGGCTTCGCCCTGACGAAGAAACAGGCCGAACAGAATGCGGCCGAAATTGTACTTAAGACTGATCCTCGTTTTAAGAACAAGACGATTCCACGAAATGTCGCACCTCGTAGCGAGAGCCCATGAGCTCATCAGCGCTGTATACGCCGAACAAAGATCTCAGGAATGGTTAGACCTGCGCGAGCAGATGATTACGGCAAGCGATGTAGCGAGCGCTATAGGCGAAAATAGATACGAAAGTGTCGATTCATTTGTAAAAAAGAAGGTCCTGAGGACCAAGTGGGCCGGCAACGCCGCCACGGCACACGGGACGGCCCTCGAGCCCATGGTCCGGGACATGTACGACGAGAAGACCGGTCGCAAGTCCCACGAGATTGGCCTTGTCCAGCATCGAGACTACCCGTGGCTCGGTGCTTCACCCGACGGAGTCACGGAGGATGGCCTCTTGATCGAGATCAAGTGTCCTTTGACTCGCAAAATTGAAAAGAAGGTGCCGCCGTACTACTTGCCACAGGTCCAGCTCCAACTGGAGATTACGGACCTCGAGGAGTGCGACTTTATTCAATACAAACCGGGTCCTCCTGAAGAGTACGTGGTGATCCGTGTAAAGCGCGACCGCGAGTGGTTCGCCAAGAACCTCCCGGCGATGCGGGTTGCGTGGGATCGCATCGTCAAAGGCCGCGAGTTTGGCCTGTGCGAGATCATCGACGACCCGGTGCCGTGGACCGAGGGGGTTAAGGAAGAAATACGTTGTGAGATTATAGACGGATGAAACCTATGGTTTCATCTGCGGTGCCCTTCCAGTGTAAGCACAAGCCAAAGATGCTTACGTGCAAGGAATGTCAGGGCAAGTTTTGTACCAGATGTATTCAACTCGAGGCGCACGAGTGCCCCAAGTTGAGTACACGTATCCAGAAGGATCGTGATAATTTACAAACACAATTGGTCAAGGTGGTCGCGGCAAAGGTGATCCCTATTTGAGATTACGAATCAAATAGGCAATGATGGCCAAAACGACCAGAGTAATTAACACGTTCCTGAAGTCCTTTGTAATCTTAAAGGTTCCAGGCATCTGTTCACGTTGACGATTCATCCAGCTCCATGGGAGCTCTGGGCGGAACCACGTCACGGTCCCGTCAGAGTACTCCATTTTACGCGTCGGGAACATTCCGTGTGGCGCGTAGTTCGGGTCGATCGTCCTGAGATACACGTTCCCGGCCAGATCCTTGGGCTTGACCTGGAGATCGTCCGTGTAGTCCGTGGGCGTCTCATCGATCGCGGTCGTATACGACCCGTCGATAAAGACATCCTTGCGGAAACCATCGTGGTTAATCCCATAGTCCCCTGTGAACGTCGTGATATTGAACTGGTCAATCTGAAGACGGTCATCAATCATAAGCGCCGAAGCCATTCTATTACGTGTTCACATTATTTTTGTACGCCTTGGTTTTCATCTTCACCTTGTGAAGCTCCCACATCTCGTCAAGATCGACCTCGAGCATATGGGCCAACTGGAAAAGATAACTAAACACGTCGCCCATCTCCATCACGACGTCAGTCCCGCGGTCCTTCTTGAGCCCGGTCTTTTTGTAGATCCTGTGCTTCTGCCTGATACTTGACGCAAGCTCACCCATCTCCTCGTTCAGGAGCATCCATACGATGCTGACTGGAGCCTTGTCCCATCCCTTCTGTTTGCACAAGTGTGCGGTCTCATCACGAAACTGATTCATTTCTTAGTAGTAAAACGCCCAGAGTCCTTAAGAGGTGATTCGGGCGAGCTGTTTTTTGTACCTGAAGACGAGTATGATCGCAAAGACGAGCAACACGAACTCGGCAAAGAGCTTGGCGCTCTCGATCCGGTTCTCCTTTGGCGTCTTTGTCTCTATCCATGGCCCGACAATCATCAGACTGAAAATTCGAATGAGGCGCTCGATCGCGAAGAAAATCAGAAAACCGAAGAGGATATCGTCGAGCGCCCTCATTTATATTATCCTAGAAAATTCCAAACTTAGGTGTGTTCACTGGTTGCGCTGGGGTCCTGATCACGTAGTACATCATTCCAATGCATATCATAAGCAGCATACAGTTTACGCACCACGAAATTTTGTCCATTTTGGCTTGGCACAAAACCACGTTAGATGTGTCCCCTTTGTACTTTGCACAAGAACTATATTTCATTAAATAGACCGCACACTGGACCAAAAGACATACTACCGCAATTCCTATAAGTTTGGAAGTATTTGACATCTTTCTATATACCTAGAAAATTCCAAACTTGAAGTTGCTCGGAATCTTGTTACCGTACGTGCTGGTGGTGACTGGGATCGGAAGGGGCACGGGGTTCTCGGAGATGTCGCGCAGGTACACGAGCTGCTGGAGCATCCCAGTCGAGATGGTGGCCGTTGCGCGCTTGATCACCTCGGCGTTCATGGCCGCGACCTGGCTCCGCACATTCGTGTTCGGGTCGCTGACCAGGTCTGTGTAGACGACACGCATCAGGGACTGGACATCGCCCTCGTTCTGGGGATCCAGCTCATATCCCGTTTTGTCCTTAATGTTCGAAGAAATCGACTGCTGGATAGAAGCCCGGTTGAATTCGGAAAAGAAGGCATTGCCGAGAGCCGTCGGAAGGCTCAAGCGGTACGGCTTGAGATCATAGGTCTCCATATTGAGATAGACCTACATAAAAAAACTGGGCGTTCCTCTTACAAATGAAGGTCCTCAAGCGCGATGGTCAACCCGAGGAGATGCTTTTCGACAAGGTGACCAAGCGAATTTCAAAACTAAATTCAGAGCCAGAGTTCAAGCCCCTGAATGTCCAGCCTGACAAGGTCGCCCAGAAGGTTTTCTCGTCCATGTACGACGGGATCTCCACGGCCGAGATTGACAACCTGACGTCCGAGGTCGCCATCGGTATGATCACAGAGGATCCTGACTACGAGACACTCGCCATGCGCGTGACCGTCTCGAACCTTCAGAAGAATTGCCCCAAGACGTTCAGCGATGCGATGCTGGCCCTTCATGCAAAGGGTATCGTGTCGAATGATTTTATGAAGTCCCTGACGCTCGAGATGGACACCTGGATCCGCCCGAAGCGCGACTACCTCTTTGGATACTTCGGAGTCAAGACCCTCCAGAAGGGCTACCTGAACGAGGGCGAGACTCCCCAGTACCTCTTCATGCGCGTGGCCCTGGGAATCCACGGTCACGATCACGACAAGGTCCGCGAGACCTATGACCTCATGTCCCAGAAGTACTTTACGCATGCGACCCCGACCCTCTTCAACGCCGGAACGCCCCGACCCCAGATGTCAAGCTGTTTCCTGGTCGCTATGAAGGAGGATAGCATCGAGGGCATCTACGATACCCTCAAGGAGTGCGCACAGATTTCCAAGTGGTCCGGGGGAATCGGTGTCCACTGCTCGAACATTCGCGCGAACGGCAGCAAGATCAAGGGCACAAATGGAGTCGCTGACGGTATCGTGCCGATGCTGCGCGTCTTCAATAACACGGCCCGCTACGTCAACCAGGGCGGCGGGAAGCGCAAGGGCTCTTTCGCCATCTACCTGGAGCCTTGGCACGCCGACATCATGGAGTTACTGGAGCTCCGCCTGAACCAGGGAGACGAGGAGATGCGCTGCCGCGACCTCTTCACGGCAATGTGGATCCCGGATCTCTTCATGCAAAAGGTCGAGGCCGATGGAGACTGGCACCTCATGTGTCCGAGCGAGTGCCCTGGACTTCCTGACAATTATGGATCTAAATTCAACGAGTTGTATCAGAAGTACGTTGATCAGGGACGCTTCCGAAAGTGCGTCAAGGCTCGGGCCGTCTGGGACGCGATCCTCAAGTCCCAGGTCGAGACCGGAACGCCCTACATGTGCTACAAGGACTCGGTCAACACCAAGTCGAACCAGTCAAATATCGGGACGATCAAGTCTTCCAATTTGTGTACAGAAATCATGGAAGTTTCAGAGGCGGACGAGACGGCCGTGTGCAACCTGGCCTCGATCAGTCTGCCCGCGTTCGTCATTCCCAAGACGTACAGGTACGGCGAGGAGGACGGCCCGGGCTTCAACTTTGCCAAGCTTCAGTGGGTCGCCGAGATTGTCACTCGAAACCTGAACCGCGTGATTGACCGGAACTACTACCCGACCGAGGCGGCCCGGAAGTCGAACCTGCGCCACCGACCGATCGCCATCGGGGTCCAGGGACTCGCGGACGTCTTCATGATGATGGGGCTCTCGTTCGACGAGCCCAAGGCTCGCAAGCT